CCCGGGGCGGCAAACCCTTATTCTTTACAATTTGGAGGAAACTCTCAAGCGTATGGAACTAGAAACTCAGTGGCTTTAGGGTATGACACTACCGCGGCAGCGGAAGCAACATTAGCCACCGGCCATGGAACTATGGCTTCAGGCTTACATGCGGCATCTTTTAATTTTGCAACTACCGCTTCTGGTGAAAAGTCAGCCGCGTTTGGGTCAAATACTGTGGCGTCTGGCATAAACTCATTTGCTATTGGCAACGCAACAACAGCAGCTACTAGCCTTGCTTTTGCGGGTGGTTTAAATTCTACTGCAAATCCATCATTGAATGGAACAACAGCTTTCGCTTATGGTGATGCTGTAAACGCGTTTGGACCAAACAGTGCGGCTTTTGGTAAGCAAAACTCAGCCCAAGGCGAAAATTCTTTTGTAGCTGGTGGCGCTGGCTGTATAGCTTCCGGAAAAAACTCCCTAGTTATAGGAAACCTAAGCTCGGCAGTACAAGAAAGAGCAATAGCAATAGGCGAAAAAAATAAAGCTTGGGCGTTTGGATCTATAGTTATAGGTACTGATTCTATAGCGGTCTCTGGGAAAAATAACTCTATCGTTTTAGGTATGGACTTAAGTGCATCGACTGATAAACAAGTTGTTTTAGGAAGAAATAATAAATTAACCGGTGCATCTAAATTTGTAGTAGGAAATGGTATAGATACCAATAACAGAAAAAATGGATTAGAAATAACCGGCTCGCATGTAGCTATACCTGATTATGGATCCGGTGCTGTAACTGGCAGCGCTACGTATAACTTATCTGTTGACGCATTGGGCAAAATAGTTGAAACTGCAATACCCGCCGCGCCGATTTATTTAAGCGCTATTTTACTGCTTAGTCAATCAGGTGCAAACGCACCCGCGGTTGATAATGTTTTAGAAAATACATTAAACATAGGTTATCCGTTTAATTGGACTAGAGTTGCAGGCGGTGAGTATAACTTAAACGCACCTGGTAAATTTAAACTATTCAAAACAATTGTATTTATAAACGGTGGGTCGGCAGAAAACAATCATGATGTTGCATGGGAAGTTTTGGATTCAGATAACTTAAGAATACGCACACACAACAGTGATAACAAACTTACAAAAGCATCATTAGAAATAAGAACTTACAATTAAAATTATGGCTTGGAAGATATTAAACATGGAACACAAGACCTCTGATGGTTTTGTAATTGAAGTAACGTCTACTTACGAAAAAAAGGACGGGCCTGGATATGCTAGCTTGCTATTCGTGAACGAGTTTGAAGAAACAGCTGGCCCTGAATTTATACCATACAAAGACTTGACAGAAGAAGTAGTCATAGGCTGGGTTAAAGATGCGCTTGGGGCAGAGGAAGTGAATAAAACAGAGGCAAGTGTGAACGCGTTAGCTGCCGCAAAAAAGCAGGAAATTGAAAACCCTACAATAGAACCTGGGCTGCCTTGGGTGTAAAAACCGATAAAACCAAGTAATATATAAAGTATACCCGGCACGGGAGAGTGCAAACCAAATAATAACATAAAAACCAAAACCAATGACAATTTATTATCAAACTAGCTCGTGGGCTAGTCAACCAGAAGTAACCGAAAAAGAAATGAAAGCGTGGGAACACGCCTCAACCAAATCAAATTGGCGCATCGTGCAATTGCCAAACGGATTTTATCAAACAGAAATCAAATCCGATACTGGCGATTGGAAAGATATAACCAGACGCGAAACAATAGAAGGTGCAGAACAAGCAATCGACGCATCTATAGAACATTATAACAAAAAACTAGAGTTCTCAAAAGGACCTAAAATTGTAAAAACTTTTAAATAAAAATGGGATACATAAGATTTAAAGACGCGCTCGGACGAGGAAATATACTTGACGCCGGCAGAGTATTAATAGTGAGGCAACAAGGGAGCAACATTGACATTATACTTGATTTTCACACAGTGGCAAATGGCGGTGGTGGCGTTGTTGGTGGAGTCCGCAAACAAATACGCTTAATTGGATCGGGCTTTACTAGTGCAACTGTAGAAAGAATGAATTTAGCAATTATTAATGCTCAAGTTAACTTAGTAACTGATTTTGAATTCGCTGAAGGGGAAGAGTTGCTGGAAATAGAAATGGACCCACATCCAAACTAGTCTATAAAATACCAATCTAATTTAATTAAATCAAATCATGACTGACAAAATTGTTAAGAATTTAAACTTTGGCGACACCGCTAAAGAAAAGATTCTTGCTGGAATAGAAAAACTCACAAAAGCTGTTAGCTCCACTCTAGGGGCTAGCGGCAAGTGTGTGATACTTGAAGATAATACAGGAAGACCCGTCATAACAAAAGATGGAGTAACTGTAGCAAATACAATAACACTGTTAGATCCGGTTGAAAATATAGGTGCTACACTTATAAAGCAAGCGGCTCAAAGAACGGTTAGCGAGGCAGGCGACGGAACCACCACAGCGACGGTGTTGGCGCATGCAATTTTAAAAGAGGCATATGAAGCGCTAAAGTCGCATGGAACTCGCGAAATTAAAGAAGGCATAACCCTAGCGGTTGAAAAGGTATGCGCGGCATTAGAAAAAACAGCCATACCTGTAACCGGCGAAATGTTAAACCAAGTTGCAACAATCTCAGCAAACAACGATGCTGAGCTAGGTAACTTAATTGCTGACGCCTTCAAAGCTGTTGACAGAACAGGTGTTGTTATAATGGAAACTTCAAATGAAACTACGACGACTACAGAAGTGGTTGACGGGGTTCAATACGAAAAAGGATTAAAGAATTTTCATTTTGTAACAAATAAAGAAACTGGTGTTTCTGAGTTAGACAATCCTTTAGTTTTAATTGTTGAATCAGAAGTTCCTAATATAAGAAAAATACAAAGCGTATTAGAATACGTTATTAAAAATAAAAGAAGCCTTCTAATAATTGCCGATGTTGGACTTGAGGTGTTAAACGCTCTTGCCATGAATCACGTTAAGGGCAATATAAAAGTAAATGTTATCGATGCTCCTACTTATGGAGTAACTAAAAAAGAAGTTATGCAGGATTTAGCGCTATTAACAGGTGCAACTGTAATAAATGAAAATTTAGGGGATGACATGGATTTAATACAACCCGAGTATTTAGGGGAATGCTTAAAATCTGTAACAAACAATGAAGAAACGATTCTGCAAATTAGTGAACCCAGTGAAGAAGTTGAAAAACTGGTGGAGCAGGTTAAAAAACAACTTAGTGAAGCTACGCTCGCGGGTTACAAAATTCGATTTGAAAAAAGACTTGCTCGTCTCTCCGCTAAAGTGGCTATTGTCAAAGTTGGAGCAAACTCAGAAGTAGAGTTAAAAGAAAAAACAGATAGAGTAGAAGATGCTATTTGTGCTACAAAAGCCGCAATAAAAGAAGGTATAGTTTCAGGTGGAGGTATAGCTTTGTTGAATGCGTCTGTTCTTACAACAGCTAAAAGCGAAGGTGAGAAAGTATTGTTAAAGGCAATTAAAGCGCCTTATGAAACAATCCTTACAAACGCAGGTCTTGAAATAGTTTATCCCCAAACAAAGAGCAAAGGGTTAAACGTGGTTACAGGAAAAGAAGTAAATATGGTACGAGCAGGGATTATAGATCCACTACTAGTAACTAAAAGCGCTCTTAAAAATGCGGCTTCAGTAGCTACAACAATAATTTCAACTGATTGTGTAATCAATAACTTAAGAGTAGGAGATGAAAGCAATAGGTAGAAACTTAATAGTATTAAAAGAAAAGCAAGGCCCAAAAGAAACAAAGGGTGGTTTACTTTTAGCGGAAAAGCAAAGGGAAGATATTAGATATGCAAAAGCAAAAGTAATATCAGCCGGTGAAGACGTACAGGCTATAAAGAATAATGATGTTATATATTACGACCGCCACGCGGGCCACAAAATAGAATTTGAAGGCAATATGTATAATGTCATAAAAGCGCAGGATGTAGTAATAGTTGTATGAGGCATTTAGAGGCATCTGATTTGCGTTCTTTAAATATTCTAAAGCATTACCGCGTAATTAGAAAATGGACCGCTAAAACACACGGTTTACAAGAAGCAGACTTAGAGCTTTTAATATACTTTGACTGCTTGGATCATTTTACTAAAAACGATTATAAAACCGGGGTGCTCGCATACAGTTGGGATAATAAAAGATGGAATAGGCTTTTAAAAGAAGACTGGGTGAGTGTATGGCGCAAAAGGAATCATACAACACAAAAGTATCACATATATAAAACTTCATTCAAATGTAGGCAGATGATTACACGTATGTATAAAATGCTTTTGGATGAAGAAGAAATACCATTAATAAAAAATCCTAAAACGTATTCAGATCGTGCCTTAGGGTTAGCTATAAAAAAAATAAACTATGGCAAGTAACACATTTGCGATCCCTAGCATAAAAGCTAAGACCATAAAAGTGCCACCTGTAGATGTTTCTAGAATTGGACAGACTGGCGACTGGGCGGGCATCAATCAAAGAATAGACCTAGGGCTTACGAACCTGCAAAAAACTAAAGATCAAATAAAAGTTGGAGAAGGGCAAGATGATACTAATCTTCAAAGGCGTATAAACAAAGCTAAAGCGCAAGGTAATGAAGCTAAGCAAGCTAGACTAGAAGGGAAGCAAGGCCGGATTGATATTCGACAAAAAGCAAGGGCTGAACGCATTAAAACTCGTAATGAAGAACGGGCGGCACAAACGCAAGCAAGGCAGAATAAAAAAGATGAAAAGTTTAAAGCTAGAAGAGCAGGTGCAGATAACAAATACGGAACCGATGACGACACCGTGCCGGTTAGCAGCGCGGGACAATTAATTCAAAAAGGAGTTGACTTATTTAAAAAAGATACGCCAGCTACACTAAAGATGTCCGCTAAGCAATATAAAGACGAGCAAAAATTTTCTAAAATAGCAAAAGATATATAATATGGCAGCAGGAAGCTAAGCAATATAAAGACGAGCAAAAATTTTCTAAAATAGCAAAAGATATATAATATGGCAGCAGGAACAGCATTAGCGGCGGCAACGCGCCAAGCAATGGGCCAAGCACCCTCAGGCAGCAAATTAACCAGCGCGATGGGCGGGATATTTAAAAGAAGTAGCGGCAAAGGAAGTCGAATAAAAAGTTTAGAGTCAAGGGTAGAAGCCTTAGAGGGCGCCAACTCTGAAATGGAAGCTGAAGCGCCAGTAGCGGGGGCTGTTGAAATGGAAGCTGAAGCGCCAGTAGCGGGGGCTGTTGGAAATGCGACTCAGGCAGCGGAAGCAGCTGCTACTGCTCAAGCAATGAGCGGCGACGCAACAAGTAGTATGGGCGGAGTGATGGCTGATACAAATCAAAACGCTTTAATACCCACAGGTAGATTTTCTGAAAAAACTCAAAACACAGCAAATCAAATTTTTGGAACACAGGAAGCAAGACAAGCAAGTATTAGTCAGATACCAGCGGGTGTTGCGGGAGCCAGCCAAGAAACAGTTGGAGCTATAGCGGATTTAATGAATGAAAACGTATAAATAAATAATTATGAAGAATCATAAAATAAAAAGCCCATTACAGGGTACAGTAGGAGAAAGTCACGTATGGGATGGGCCTTTAGACACTAGTGATTTTCCAATGGGAAAAGGAAGCAGTTCAGGAAAAGCAGGCATGCAAGTAAAAAAATACCCTTGCAAGTCATATGAATTACAGGGCCCGATTACTCAACGAGCTAAAGGAACAATGTAATGAGCCCTCAGGATATTAAACTTTACGCTATAAACTCCTTAACATTAGGTGTAACTACATTTACTAAAATAGAAATGGGTTTAAAACTTTTATTATTAGTAGTAACAATCGGATATACGATCCATAAATGGATGGAACTTAAAAAGAAAAAATAATGCCTTACGAACAATCTGCTTCTCCTTTTTTAAAAAAGAAAAAGCCACCGGCTCCTTCTAAAAAAAAGTCAAAGGGCTATTACAATAAAGCCAACAAAACCGGCACAGGCGCAGCGGCAGGGGGCGGTATGTCTGAAAAAGGTGTAAAAAAATACAAAAGAGACAACCCAGGGAGTAAGCTACAGACTGCTGTAACAAAAGATCCTAAAAAATTAAAAAAAGGTAGTAAAGCCTGGAAGCGAAGAAAATCTTTTTGCGCAAGATCAAAAGGTTGGAAATCCGAAAGAGGTAGAGCGGCTAGAAGAAGATGGAATTGCTAATGAAAGATAAAGGCGTAGGAGATACTATAGCTAGGTTTACAAAAGCTACAGGTATAAAAAAATTAGCGGATAAAATTCCAGGAGGTTGTGGTTGCCAAGCAAGGCAATCTGCTTTGAACAAAATGCTACCATATAAAAACAAATAGATGGCTTTTAAAATGAACAGTGCGCCTTACGCGGTGGATAATACCCCCATATATAATGTAAGTATGGAGGACGGGGTTCTTGGAAAAGCAAACAATAATGGTACAATAATAATTGATGAAAACCTAAGCGCTGCGCAAATGCAAGGTGTGATTGATCATGAAAAAGTTCACATTGATCAAATGAAAAGAGGTGATCTAGATTACGACGATAAATACGTTTACTGGAAAGGTAAAAAATATTTAAGATCTGAAATGCAGGAAGGAAATAAAAAATTGCCTTGGGAGGCAGAAGCATATAGAAACGCATAAAATAAAAAAAATGGCATATACACAAGAACCAGGGCGCGGTAATGGAAATCCTATTATGAAGCTGTCCGACAAATTAAAAGAAGGCAGTAGCTTAAAGCTGCTAGGTGATTTAGATAAAGACGGGACGCTTAACAAATATGAAGCAAAACGTCAGAACGCTATTGAAAGCAATAGCCCAGCTACAATGTACGGCGCTCCTATAGAAATGAAGGCGAATAATGGCCCAATGCCTCAGTCTGGTTTAAATTATGGAGCTCCTTTGAAGTTTCACGGCAAAGAGCACGATTCAGGCGATAACCTACCTTCTTACGATACTACTACTTATAATGCCAGTGCGTCAGGTTCTGGGAGCGGATCTACTTCACAAAATCTTTCAACTAGTAACTTATCGGATTATCAATCAACATTAGTTGATAAAGGCCCTGATTTTAAACCCACCCAAGCGCAAACAGACGCGGCAAACGCTAATGTTGCTAGATTAAAGGCATTAGATAGATCAAATGCTACAACAAATGCTGCTTCAAATTCAAACTCATCCCGGTCAAGCAACGAATCGACAAGTACTTCAACTACTACTTTGGGTAACCAAACGCTAAACCAAATTAAAAAATCTGGAAATATTCAAGTACAAAATAGAACTAATAAAATTAAAGCTACCCGAGAAGCAGCAAGGAATCAAGCCGTTATTGATAGCACTAAAGTTGCTAATAAGCTTATAAGTAGTAGGCCTATTTCAACACAAGACAGCGAAGCGGTAATCGCTCAAGGGCGAAGAGCAGGAAATCTGGCGGCAAAGAAATCACTCTTAAAAAGCAAAGCCTACACTTCTTCTAAAATTAAAAAAATGGTGCAAAGTGGTAAAAATTATTTAGGAACAGAGTAATAGCTGTAAACATAGCTGTTAGCGCGCAATAATATAGATATAATTTTATATGGCTTTTAAACTTAACAATCCAACAGATCCGCCTTCTGGCAGTAATAATACTACCGCTGAGGAGTTGCGTCAAAAACGTATAGACGCAAGGAAAGCATTAGAGGCTGAACGTAAAAGAGTTACTGATATTCGATCTAGAATAGATGAAGTAGCGGAAAGCGCGGCCAGTGGGGGCTACACTGTGGACTATGGCATGAATGACGGGAGAGCCGGAGTAAAAGGAGCCGGGGTTGTTCCGCAAAAAACATTTGAGTGGCTACAAGGCATGGGTGGAGCAGGTTGCTCAACTTACGCTTGCGGCATAATGCGAGAAGCAGGCGTCACAGTACCCAATTCAGTTGGAGAAGAAGGGATTACTATAAATAATGTTACGTATAAGCCCGGTGATAAAATGCCAATTATACCAGGAAATGAGCAATTTGATGCAGTGGCACCTCAGCTTGGCTTTGAACTAAGAGCTCCTGGCAGTTTACCTGAAGAGGGTGATGTTACTAGGGTAAGTTATGGTTTTGGCTCAACAAGCCATTCTACAATTCAAACTGGTGAAGGATTAAATGTTTATAATCCAGGAATTCCTGGTGTAGGTTTAAAACAGTCAGAATATTATGCTGAACCCTCAGAATTTCTTGGTATGTCTGAAGAGCAAACAAAGGAATACGTAGAAGGTCTTGCGGATTCTGGTTACGACATCAATCCAAGGGTAAGCGAGGACAAAAGAATATATCCCACCAGATTAATGCAATATGTTGGGGATTTGCCAGCGCTGCGAAAACAATATAGAGAAGCTGCGCAAGCCGCAGGACCGGAAAAAGCAATTAAGCTAAAAGCAAAACCTGCTACATATTCCACGGCACCAACAGCTCAATTACCTACTAATATGTTAAAGTTTTTTAATAGAAATAAATAATTTAATTTAATAAAATGAAAAAGCTAGTTTTTATTTTAGCTTTTCTTTACTTAGGCATTACTAATGCTCAAGAAAAACTTTCTATATCTAATTATTTTAAAATACCAGAAAGTTATAAAAGAATAGCTAAAACTAATTACCATAAATGGTTAATTAATAAAGAAATAAAAGTAGAAGAAGTAAAAACTTATGACGGATATATTATATACGGACTAGGGGATTATTATGCCGCGAAATTTGATTACAATATTGGCAAAAGAGATTTGCACCAATGTGCAGATGCCGCTATGTATTTTAGAGCCTGGTATCATTTTAATGAAGGTAATATAAATAAAATAGCATTTACATTTACTGACGGGACGCGATATAGTTATAATAAGTTTTTAAAGCAAAAAAAGCTTAGCAATACATTTAATAGCTTTAATAAATACATGGCTGTTATTTGGTCTTATGCCGGAACGTGGTCAATAAATAAATACGATACAATACCTGTTAGCATAAATAATATATCCGCTGGCGATATATTTGTCATAGGTGGATTTCCGGGTCACGCGATTACTGTTGTAGATATAATAGAAAACGAATGTGGTGATAAAAAAATAATGATATCACAAAGTTTTATGCCAGCACAAGATCATCATATATTATTAAACCCAAAAAGTAATACTGTTTGGTTTGATATAAACGAGGTGCGCAATACGGGGTTTGGCTTCACTGAAGACAATTTAAAAAGATTTAAAATATAATGAAAAAGATTTGGCAATGGCTTACCGGCTCCGTTATAAAAGAAGTAGGGGTTGTTTTAGATAATCTTACAACTACTAAAGAAGAAAAGCTAGAAGCCCAAAGGCTAATAACTGAAATATTAGAAAAAGCTGACAAGGAAGCTCAAGAGCAAGTTACAGCTAGATGGCAAGCAGATATGGCATCTGATTCTTTTTTATCAAAGAACATTCGTCCACTTGTTTTAATATATTTAACATTTATATTTTCAATATTAGCGTTTTTTGACGGTAACGTTGGTGAATTTAAAATAGCAGAAGAGTACATTCCTATATTCCAAACTCTTCTTGTTACAGTGTATGGAGCTTACTTCGTAGGTAGGTCTTGGGAAAAAGCTAAAAGTATGAGTAATAATAAAGATCAATAAATTAACTTAAATTAAATAAAATGGCAAAGATTACAGAAGAGCAATTAAAAACAATACGTGAATCGCAAACTAAACTTAGTGATTTACTAAATAAAGTGGGTTACGCAGAAGCAACAAAACACGGGTTGCTACACGAATTTGCAAAAGTAAACAAAGAAGTAGAAGACTTCAAAGCAGAGCTAGAAGAGCAATACGGCGCAATAAATATTGACGTTGAAACCGGAGAATACACAGAGCTAAAAGAAAATGAATAATAATGTAAGAAAAATCAGTATAGGCTCTGACTATAAAAACGACGCGATGCACTACTCCGTAGGGCAACAGGTCTATGGGGGCCATGAAATATCAAATATATTATTTGACGAAGCTGATCATTCTTACAATATATTCATTAAAAAAAACAACGAGGTGTTGCCGTGGAAAAAGTTTAATAAAAACATGGCAATATCCGTTGAGTATGACTTAGAGTATTAATGAGAAGTCTTTACCGGTTCATTGTTAAACCCGCTAATAAGCGCTATAATAATGAAAAGAAAATAGGCGACAGTAGCCTCTTACTAAATAATAATATAGAAAGCTTTCGTCACGTTAGCAAAGAAGCGATTGTAGTTGAAATACCAAAAGCTTTTAAAACAAATATAAAACCTGGTGATAAAGTTATAATTCATCATAATATATTTAGAAGGTTTTATGATATAAGAGGGAAAGAAAAAAATAGTGGCACTTACTTTAAAGATGATTTATATTTTGTTAATATAGATCAAGTTTATATGTATAATCAAAATAATAAATGGATACCTCATTTAGATTATTGTTTTGTTAACCCTATTAAAGAAGACGCTATGTTTTCAATTAATTTTGAAAAGCCCCTAGTTGGTATATTAAAATATGGAAACAATGCGTTAGAAGCGCTTAAAATAAACCCAGGAGACTTAGTTGGCTTTACGCCTTACAGCGAGTTTGAGTTTATAATAGATAATAAGCGTTTATATTGTATGAAATCAAATGATATTGTAATTAAGTATGAGTGTAAAGGAAACGAAGAAGAATATAATCCAAGCTGGGCGCAGAGCAGTTGAGGAATTAATTAAGGTAGCTAAAGAAGCTATTGTTGACTCAGATGATGATATATCAGCTGATAGATTAAAGAACGCTGCCGCTACTAAAAAGCTAGCTATATTTGATGCGTTTGAAATACTCAATAGAATCGAGGAGGAGCAGGCATTACTTGATGGCGCTAATAAAGAAACGCGGGCAAAGTCTTTTAAGGGTTTTGCGGAAGGTAGATCTAAATAATGTACGAGCAAAGTTTATATAAAATTTTACCGGACTATATTAAGCCGAGCGTAATTAAAAAAAATAATCGTTATAAAAAATGGCAGTATGGCTACAACAAAGATTATGATGTTGTAGTTATAAGCAAGACGGGGCAAATAGGCGAAATATACGAAATACAAAATTTAAAAATTGCACTGCCAAAAAAAGATAACGTTTACGCTTCTAAGAAAGATAAATGGGAGAAGCTTGAGTACCCTAAAGAGCTCAGCAAAATAAAAAGCGTATTCGAGTGGAACACAAAGCCCGAGTATTTTAAAGATAAATACTATGATTACATTGATCAAGAATTTAATCGCAGATCGCAGGGGTTTTGGTTCTATAATAAGGGTGTGGCTACTTACGTTACTGGTACTCACTATATGTACTTGCAGCACTCCAAAATTGATGTTGGGGCAGCAGAGTTTAGAGAGTCAAATAGATTATTCTTTATATTCTGGGAAGCCTGCAAGGCCGACCCACGATCTTATGGAATGTGTTATCTTAAAAACCGTCGTTCAGGATTTTCATTTATGTCTTCAGCAGAGACCGTTAACCTGGCAACAATTACGTCAGATGCACGGTATGGTATCTTGTCTAAGTCTGGAGCAGATGCTAAGAAAATGTTCACAGACAAGGTCGTTCCGATATCGGTCCACTACCCCTTCTTTTTCAAACCAATTCAGGACGGTATGGACAGGCCAAAGACAGAGCTCGCCTACAGGATACCGGCGTCAAAACTTACTAGACGTAAACTTGATAGCGGTGAAAACCCCGAAGAGCTCGAGGGATTAGATACTACTATAGACTGGAAAAATACAGGAGATAACAGTTATGATGGAGAAAAATTAAAACTGTTAGTGCATGATGAATCGGGTAAATGGGAAAGACCAGATAATATACTAAACAACTGGAGGGTTACTAAAACCTGCTTAAGGTTAGGAGCTAGAATAGTAGGTAAGTGTATGATGGGATCAACAAGCAACTCGCTAGATAAAGGCGGCACTAATTTTAAAAAATTATACAATGCCTCAGACGTTACAAAAAGAAACCGCAACGGACAGACTAGCTCGGGATTATATAGTTTGTTCATACCTATGGAATGGAACTACGAAGGATTTATTGATTCTTATGGCTTACCTGTATTCGATACACCCAAAGAAGAAATTAAAGGGCCTCACGGAGACATAATAGACCAAGGGGTGATACAGCATTGGCAGAATGAAGTTGATGGATTAAAAGATGATCAAGACGGATTAAACGAATATTATAGGCAATTTCCAAGAACGGAGCAACACGCTTTTCGAGATGAAGCTAAGGAATCTTTATTTAATCTTACTAAAATATATCAACAAGTTGATTACAACGAAGATTTAAGAAACTCTAGTGTAATAACGCGGGGAAGCTTTTATTGGGAAAACGGCATTAAAGATACAAAAGTAATGTTTGCGCCAAATAAAGACGGTAGGTTTTTAATATCTTGGATACCAAATAAAAACCAACAAAACCGTGTAATATTAAAGAATGGGATTAAATACCCGGGTAATGAGCACATGGGGGCGTTTGGTTGTGATAGCTATGATATATCAGGAACAACTGACGGTAAAGGATCGAAAGGCGCGCTTCACGGTTTAACAAAGTTTAGTATGGAAGATGCTCCGGCTAATTCTTTTTTCTTAGAATATATATCAAGGCCTCAAACGGCGGATATATTTTTTGAGGACGTATTAATGGCTTGCATATTTTATGGTATGCCTATATTAGCAGAAAACAATAAGCCTAGATTGCTTTACTATTTTAAAAGAAGAGGATACAGAGGTTTTTCAATGAATCGTCCTGATAAGCTTTTAAATAAACTTTCAGTTACAGAAAGAGAAATAGGTGGTATGCCTAACTCAAGTGAAGATATTAAACAAGCACATGCGGCCGCCATCGAATCCTATATAGAAGATCACGTTGGCTTAATGAAAGATGGATCTTACGGAACAATGTATTTTCAAAAAACTCTGGAAGATTGGGGTAAATTTAATATAAACAATAGGACTAAGTTTGATGCTTCTATTAGCTCAGGCTTAGCTATAATGGCTTGTAACAAAAACAAATATAGCCCAAGGGCTGAAAGAATATTAACATCACATACTTTAAGTTTTAAAAAGTACAATAATAAAGGACATAGTTCAAAAATAATATAAATGGTATATACTAACTACAATAGTTCATTTCCTGACCAGGTGGTACCTGCTGCAGAAAAGCTAAGCTTAGAGTATGGAGAAGCCGTAGGTAGAGCTATCGAAAACGAATGGTTTAGAAATACACGTTCGGGTGGAGATAGATTTATGGCTAACTACCAAAATTTTCACAGATTAAAGCTTTACGCTAGAGGTGAACAGTCTATACAAAAGTATAAAGATGAGCTAGCAATCAATGGAGACTTGTCTTATTTAAACTTAGATTGGAAACCAATTCCGGTAATATCTAAATTTGTAGATATTGTTGTTAATGGAATGTCTCAAAGATCTTACGAGATAAAAGCATTTGCGCAAGATCCTGAGTCTTTAAAGAAAAGAACAAATTACGCTGAAAGAATAATGCGCGATATGATGGCTAAGGATTTTTTAGACAACGTGCAAAACACACTAGGTGTTAATATGTATTCTACTGACCCTGAATCTTTACCTAATGATGTTAAAGAGTTGAGTCTTAAAATGCAGTTAGAATTTAAAGAGTCTGTTGAAATAGCTGAAGAGCAAGCAATAGATACTATATTAGATAAAAATAAATACGACCAATCTAGAAAAAGAGTTTTATATGATTTGGTTGTATTAGGAATTGGCGCAACAAAAACAAATTTTAATCCAACAGAAGGCATTACAATTGATTATGTTGATCCCGCTAGTTTGGTATACTCTTATACTGAAGATCCAAATTTTGAAGATTTGTATTATGTTGGCGAAGTTAAAACTTTGTCATTGTCAGAAGTTAAAAAGCAATTTCCTTATTTAAGCGATCAAGACTTACAAGAAATACAAAAGTTTGGCAATTCTCCTGGTAACTATTTAAGAAATTATGCAGGAGATAACACGGATGATCAAGTTAATGTATTATATTTTGAATACAAAACTTACAACGATCAGGTTTTTAAAATAAAAAGAACTGACACAGGTTTAGAAAAAGCTTTAGAAAAACCAGACACTTTTGCTCCACCTCCAAACGATAATTTTGAAAGAGTAGGTAGAACTATAGAGGTCTTATTCAGTGGTGCTAAAATTCTTGGCCAAAACAAGATGTTAAAATGGGAGTTAGCCGAAAATATGACTAGGCCGTTTGCAGATACTACTAAAGTTAAAATGAATTATTCTATTTGTGCGCCTAGAATGTACAAGGGGCGAATAGATTCTTTAGTCAGTAGAGTAACTGGCTTTGCTGATATGATACAGCTAACACATTTAAAGATGCAACAAGTAATGTCCCGTATGGTTCCCGATGGAGTTTATGTGGATGTTGATGGTTTAGCTGAAGTAGATCTTGGCAACGGCACAAACTATAACCCAGCGGAGGCATTGAATATGTATTTCCAAACAGGTAGTATTGTGGGTAGGTCTTTAACCCAAGACGGGGATATTAACAGAGGGAAAGTGCCTATACAGGAACTGCAGTCTTCTAATGGGATGGCTAAATTATCAGCATTGATACAAACATATCAGTATTATTTGCAAATGATTAGAGACGTGACCGGTCTTAATGAAGCCAGAGATGGTGCAATGCCTGATAAAAACGCTCTGGTTGGTTTACAAAAAATAGCAGCCGCAAATTCTAACACAGCCACAAGACACATATTACAGGCTCAATTATATATTACGCTATCTACGTGTGAAAATATTGCTTTGCGACTAGCAGATGCGTTAGCATATCCATTAACAGCTCAATCGCTAAAGCAGTCTATTAGTACTTATAATGTTGGTACTTTAGAAGAATTAGCCACGTTGCAAATACATGACTTTGGTATATTTTTAGACTTAATGCCAGACGAAGAAGAAAGAGCAAAATTAGAAAACAATATACAGACCGCATTATCCGCGGGTTTAATTGGCTTAGACGACGCTATTGATATTAGAAATATATCAAACATCAAAACAGCTAATGAATTTTTAAAGGTCAGGCAAGCTGAAAAAGCAAAGCGCGATCAAGAGGCACAGCAGGCTAATATTGCTGCTCAAGCCCAGGCAAATTCTCAATTAGCACAGCAAACAGCATTAGCGGAAACTCAAAAACAACAAGTTCTTACAGAGCAAAAAATACAGTTAGAGCAAGCTAAAATGCAATTTAACATACAACAGCTGCAGCAAGAAGCTAATATTAAAAAGCAACTAATGGGTGAGGAGTTCAGTTATAACATGCAATTAGCAGAAATGAACACAAGATCTCAAATGGGTAAAGAAAATAATAAAGAAGATCGTAAAGACGACAGGGCTAAGTTGGTCGCTACGCAGCAAAGCGAGTTGATTAACCAGCGTCAAAATAACGCGCCGCCTAAAAACTTTGAATCATCTGGAATGGATGTTCTTGGCGGGTTTGGTTTAGAACAATTTGAACCAAAGTAAAGTAAATTTTTAATTATTTAATTATATTATATTATGTCAGAAGTAAAACAAGAAGGGGAATTTAAAATTAAAAAAAGAAAAACCCCTAAAAAGTTGGTTAAAAAAAACGAGGTAGCTAAAGTTGATTTATCCAAACCAAAAGAAGAGGAAGTTACTAAAGTAGTAATTGACGAACAACCAAAAGAAGAAAAAGATGCCGTTCAAGAGCAAAGCGCAGATGCAGGCAATGATATTGTCGGACAATCCGAAAACAGTAGCGACAGCGAAAAAGTGGTTGAAGAAGTACAAGACGCCGCTACAAAAGCGGATGAAGGGGTACTGCAAGAAATAACAGACGAAGAGGTAAAAGAAGTAGTTGAAAATCCGCAAGAATTAGTTAAAGAAACTGTAGCGGAAACTAAGCAAGAACATAACTTACCTGAAAACATTCAAAAAGTTGTAGAATTTATGAATGAAACAGGCGGAACATTGCAAGATTATGTACGCCTAAACGCTGATTACTCCAATGTAGATAATGTTACATTGTTAAGAGAGTATTATAGAAAAACAAAGCCTTATTTAGAAGGCGAAGATATTAACCTTTTACTTGAAGACTTTTCATATGATGAAGAGCTTGATGAAGAAAGGGATGTGCGCAAAAAGAAAATTGCATACAAAGAAGAAGTTGCGAAAGCCAAAAACTATTTGGAAAGTTTAAAGGATAAATATTACGAGGAAATCAAGTTGAGGCCCGGCGTAACCCAAGACCAACAAAAAGCTATGGATTTTTTCAATAGATACAACGAAGAGCAACAAGCAAACAAGCAAGTACGCGAGGTGTTTTTAAAAAGTACCGAAAATTACTTTAACGATGATTTCAAAGGTTTTGATTTTAACGTGGGTGAAAAAAAATACAGGTACTCAGTAAAAGACACTAGCTCAATTATGAATGAACAAAGTGATTTAACAGGTGTTGTCGGAAAGTTTCTAGACAAAAACGGCCAAGTTAAAAATTACTCTCAATATCATAAAGCTATATTTGCAGCCAGAAATGCC